CCGACATAGCGCCAGTGGGCGGTCTGATCGTGGTGGCACGTCGCACTGGAGCACCCCAGGTGCGAGAACTGACAGAACTCGAACTCCGGGGTGCCGAATCTAGATTCCTGGAGCGTGTGGAGCATTACTTCGCGGCACTGCCTCAGGCGTAACCGCCACCACCCTGGGACGTTTCATAACCGTTCCACCGCTTGGCGGTGTCGAGTGCTTTGACCAGTTGCGTGGCTGCTTTGAAATCGTTTGTGGCGACTGCCACGTCAAATAGGTGAGCTAATTGTGCCTGGACCGTTTCAGGGTCAAGCGGTTCTGAAAGCTCGGACTGATCTGGACCGTCATCCATCGATTCGATTGTTTTGGATGAAGTGTGAACGTCTGCGTAAGCCGTGGAACGTGAAACACCGAACTTGGCGCTGACCATCGTCACAACTGTGCTAACGCGGATTCCACGCTCAAGCAAAGCCTGTGAGTAGCTGAGGCGTTGAGCTATTTCCTGTTGTGTTGACATGTGGTGTGGTGTGAACCACCAATACCGTATCACAATAACTGGACAAATTGGAAAAATCGGACAACCCAGACAATTGCTTGACAGCTGCCTGGAGCGTGGTTCATAGTGGGCATGGCTCACCAAGCCAGACCTACAACACACTTATCGTGACTCAACACGCAATCGACAACGCCAAAGCTAAAGCCGAAACAATCGAAGCGCTCTATGAGCTGAGCTGCTGGGACTTCACAGCAGGCGAAGTTCCGCACGCTTTGACTGGTCCGGCGGCCAATGTCCTGAGCGATCTCGACTGGGACGCTGAGACCGGCACGCCTGAGACCTTACAGGAGGCCATCACCGACTACGCCAACGCAATGCCGTTGAGCGTGCTGTTGCGTTCTGGCTGGCATTCACCCGGCGAAACATTCGAAAGCGCAGAATTCGAGATTCTGCTTAGTACAGGCGGACCAGCCTGCCGCATTGTCGGTGAGCTGGACCGTGGCGAAGTTGCATGGCAAGCCGGATGCCGCCCAACAATCCAGCATCAGGACTGGGGAACACCCTGGACCGATTCTCCCTACAACGTGGACATCAACGCTTTGCAGTGGTTCTGCGAGCAGTTCTACTACGGAGAATAAAAAGCCCCCGTAGGGGCTCAGGATTGCAGGGCGTCAGCGATGGCGTCCTCTTCAGTCAGGAATGGGCCGACCGCATCGCCGTCCGGCATACATCCGGGAAAGCAAGGCCACCAGTACCATCCTGGATCGACTTCCTTACCAAGCAGTGTCAGACCTTTGATGTCATAGAAAACCTCGAAGGAACCATACGGTTCCCCGAGATCATTTGTGAACTGTAGGTAGCTCATGATGCAGTGGATTTAATGCCGCAATGATTCACTACCAATTGGCGGTAAATATCGCGAGCGTTTTCAGTCAGATCACGGGGATCTGAAAGGAGAGGACTGGGACGAAACCTCAGCCTCTCCAATTGTCCGAACTTTGCGTAGATGCTGCACCCTATGCCGCCATGAAATAACATGGCGAACATGAAGTGAGCTTCGCAAATATCGAAGCGGTCAAAGTACATCAGAAATCTGCCGTAGAAAGGTGAACATTAGACAATCACAAGCCAGAACCCCGTAAGGTCTGGCATCGTGGTATTTCATGAAGACTGGATCGTCAGAACAGCTAACCGGAGAGAGTCCGATATTGTCAATGATTTGATCGATCACCGCAATCTCTTCATCGCCGCCATCATCATTCAGCGAGAATGATGTAGCGTCCCCGTTGATAAGATAGCTGGCCCAATGAGCCGGGAGCATGTAATCTTCCGTTCGGAACTTCATGATGCCAGCTCCAGCAACATTGCATCTAGTTGTTCGTGGTTGATACGGCGGTCGTCGAAATAAACTCCATCTGGGGTGGATCGTGGCACAATACTATCGATACAACACCAGAGGAAGTCTCTGTAATGTTTGCAAGTTACGGCGACAGAATAGAAACCGAAGTCATTCTGAAGCCAGAGTGCAACATTCCAGGTCTCGTAGTTTGACCATCCGTTGTAGGTTTCGTTAACCATGATTGATAGAAAGGGTTGAAATTACCCCAGGATGTAGAAACCCTGGGGTGTCAGTCACAGCCTGGAAAGTATCCAGTCGTGGGCATTGTCCTGCACCTAGGGAAGAACAAGGCGGATGAGATCCGCCTTGCTGATATTCTGTACTGTCATAGGAAGCTAGGAAGCTCGACAGGCAGAACTTCTACCCGGTACAAGTAACGGTCTGGATCGATCCGCCGGAGCAGATTGGCCAGTCGTTGCGCATCACCGTGAGACCTGGGACGGCCAGATCCCGCAGGGATCCAGCCACGCTCAGGGCCGCGATAGGTCGTTACAAGGTGTCTCACGACGCGGCGGTCTCCTGTTCTGCCAGGTACTTCAGACCTTCGTTGCAGTACTCAAGAAGAGAAGTCAAGAAGGCTTTGGCATTCGTGCGTTGCTGTTCGTCGTGAGCGTAACGCTTCAAACGAACGTAGTAGGAAACCTCCTGATTAATGGCCTCTGGTGTGAGACCTTTGATGGTTACGCGATCGTTCGATTTACTATCAACAACCGACACCGAACACGAGCTTAAATCAAGCGTTACTTGATTCTCCATCGTGATCGTTTGGTGTGTGCTGATCTGAATCATGATTGAGTGACCTTTGGGTGTGGTTTGCACTAAAGCGTCTAGGTGCTGGCTACCTGGCCAAGCCTTAGACGCGTTCTTCTATTGTCCAGGTACACGGTGCCGAACGGATGCCACGGGCAGCGATGCTGCACTGGGACGTTCGGGCGACGCGCATGTTGTTGTCGTAGGGTCGCTTGGTGGGCTCCCCCTGGACTCTTACAGTGTAGACGGAATCGGGAATCCTGTCAACTGTTTAGTCGGTAGTTTGATGGCCTAAACCTCTCCCTTCCGACACTGTTAGTGTAGCACTTACCAAGTCCCCGACCAGGGGGGAGTGTGCCAGTTTTTTTATTGGCACAAGGATCAGGGGGAACCTACATAAAAACCTGCGATTCTCAACTATTGTACCACAGTACCAGGGGGTGGGGTTGCAAACCCTACACTGTGCTACACCCCCTCGAAAAAATAACAAACACCAATTTGGACTAAACTGCCACAAAAGTGTTACAATCCGAAAAAAGCCCCCTGGAACGATGGTGGAAGAAGAAAAGTACGAAATTGAGTACGGCCAAGGCATTAGCGACGAAGATTACATTGATTTGAAGAGTGAAGGCACCCGTCGCCGTCCATTTGGCCCCAAAAAACACGCTTCCGAAGTCGAAAATCGCGTCCAACGCCTATACAAACGCCAACTAGAGGGTCTAACTTGCCGTCAGCTGGTACTTGACCATGCCGACAAAGAGCAAATCGGCATTGCAACTGCCTGGCGCGACTGGAACCGTGTTCAACAACTAAATAGCGAAGATTTCAACAGAGAGCGCGAGAACATGGCCGGTCGAATCTTCTCAATGCGCAACCGTTTATTCCATGCAGCAATGAAACGCGGCCAAATGGCAACCGCCGCCCAAGTATTGGATTCCCTTGCCAAGATGGTCGGCTGCGACCAAGTGGAACAATCCAACCTCCTCCCAGACATCCGCATCCGCGTGGAACGTCCTGACGCCCTGCCCGACAGCTGAGCTACGCTCTAGTGTATGAGCACCTTAGATTTAAGCCTTCGCCCAGCCCAGGGCGAGGTATTCAACGCAAAAAACCGCTTCCGCGTCCTAGTTGCAGGCCGCCGATTCGGCAAATCATACCTCGCCTGCATCGAACTCCTAATGGCCGCCGTGGAGCGTCCGGGCGAGACCTTTTTCTACTGCGCCCCAACTTACCGAATGGCGAAAGACATCGCCTGGAAAACACTAAAGAAGATCATCCCAAAGGAGTACATATCCAGCAAAAACGAAACCGACCTACGCCTGGAGCTAGTCAACGGTTCCACCATCGAACTAAAGGGAACTGAGAACGCTGCTGCTCTACGTGGCCGCTCATTGTCCGGCATCGTGCTCGACGAAGCCGCCTTCATGGAACCAGAAGTCTGGTTCGAGGTATTACGCCCCGCACTAGCCGACAAACAAGGCTGGGCACTATTCATTTCAACCCCCGATGGAACGGCGAGCTGGTTTTACGACCTCTGGTGTTACTGCGAAGAGGACCCCACAGGCGACTGGAAGCGCTGGTGCTTCACGACTATTGACGGCGGCAACGTCCCAAAAGAGGAGGTAGAAGCAGCCCGCACCCAACTGGACGCACGAACTTTCCGCCAAGAATTCGAGGCCAGCTTTGAGAATCTGTCCGGCTTGGTTGCCGTATCATTTTCGGACGCAAACATCAACAGCGACACAAAAGACATCCCAATCCTCCCTCTGCTGTTGGGCGTTGACTTCAACGTGGACCCGATGTCAGGCATTTGCGCTGTAAAAGCCGACGACACCCTCTATGTATTCGACGAAATCATGCTTACAGGCGGCGCTACAACATGGGACTTCGCAGACGAAGTAACCCGCCGCTACGGCGTGGAGCGTCGAATAATCGCCTGCCCAGACCCCACTGGCGGTGCCCGCAAAACCCAAGGTGTTGGCGCAACGGACCACAACATTCTGCGCAAATCAGGTTTCACAGTTCAAACCCCTCGCAGCCCCTGGAAAGTCCGCGACAAGATCACCGCTGTCAACACAGCTCTACTAGACGCAACAGAAACCCGCCGCTGCTTCATCCACCCACGCTGCAAAGAACTGATCAAATCTCTACGGACACTCACCTACGCCCCTGGAACAGGTCTACCAAACAAAAATCTCGGTGTTGACCACGCCTTCGACGCCTTCGGTTACCTAGTGCTACAGCAGTTTAATTTGGCAGATTACGGTAAACTTGGAAAGACGAATTACAGGCTCTACTAATGCCCGGACACTATGGCCATGGCGGTAAGAAAAAGCCCAAGTCCAAGGACACAAAAAAGAAGTAAAATTGGACTAACCGCTGCCAAATCCATGCCAAAACGCGGTCTATACGCGAATATCAACGCAAAGCGTAAACGCATCGAGGCTGGATCGGGCGAAAAAATGCGCAAACCCGGTTCAAAGGGCGCACCAAGCGCAAAGGACTTCAAAGAGTCCGCCAAAACCGCCAAGAAACGCCCCAAGCGAGGTAAGAAGTAATGGCAATCGTAAATGTAGTTGACACAAGGCGTTTTACCAACGTCGTCGAGTACACAGGTGGCACAATGACCACCGTGAACGACGAAATGCGCGTTCACGCACACGCTTCGGAGTTCACATTCGCTGTCGAAGTAACTGGGGGCGCAAATTTCACCCTTGCCTTCGAGGCAAGCTTCAACGGCGGCACCCGCTGGTACGAAATCGATACCAGCAAAACTATCAATTCCGACGGCGAGTACGTCTATTATTACAGCGGCAAATGCACTTCAACCATCCGCGTCCGCCTTGATTCCATTTCATCTGGAACACCGAGCATCACCCCGCACATCGCAGTCACTTTTAACGGCTAATGGGCACTCGCATCGTTCCTGGTTTCTGCACACACCTAGAGGTTGACGCCGAGTCACGCACAACTGGCGCAAGCTTTGCGTTCATGACTCCCCAGGACCCCGTTGACTTTGGGGCGTTAATGACCCGTCTTGCTTCAGGCATCGAAGTGATGATTGAAGTCGAGGACGAAGACGATGATTGAATACCGAGGCGAAAAATTCTCGGGCTACAACAAGCCCAAGCGCACCCCAAACCACCCGAGCAAGAGCCATGCCGTTTTGGCAAAGGACGGCGACCAAGTAAAACTGATCCGTTTCGGCCAGCAAGGCGTCCAAGGCAGCCCTGATGGGACGGCCCGCAACAAAGCGTGGAAAGCCCGCCACGCAGCTAACATCAAAAAAGGCAAGATGTCTGCCGCCTACTGGGCAAACCGCGTGAAATGGTGATCTAAAT